GTTGAAAATGTAGTATTGCTTCATGTTGCCAGCAACACCACACTTCTCAGTACTTGTAATAGAAGTACCTATTCCTGAACCAGTATTATCATTTATCGCTACGGCCCTTCCCATGAGGAAACTGTCCGGGGCATTGGTCAAGCTATCGATAGCATGCACTCCAGCTGCTGTTACACCAATAGATGTAATTAATGAGAAAATATCAGAATTAAATATCCATCTAAAGGCATCTGCTTCACGATATTGAGCCGGAACGTCAAAATAGGCGCCCGTTATGTCCGCTGCCACGATAGAAGTAGCGTTAGCCATAGTAAAGAATTGGGTTGAATTACCCGCATAATCTGACCCGCCGATGATGCCGCTGTACGCATTGGTTCCACTGCCGCCGGTGATCATTTTATCTTGAAGCCGTCCCCAAGCCTGAGAAAAGATTTCTGATAAAACTCCACCTAAATTCGGTATAGAATCTTCAAGAAGTTCATCAGATACTCGAGTCAAGCCTGCATATTTATCAATATTGAAGGCAATTTGCCCCACAACGGGGGTTTGCTCAGCGCCTGTCAGGGCCGCTTCCTCTGCAACGTGGGCCATTACAACGGAAGCAGTAGTTGGCATGTAGCCACTTTTACTGTTTACGTTGATAACTGTACAACTATCCTGTAGTTGTCCACCTAGTGTACCACGAATTAGAACATTTTCGTTAATGTATTCGTCAGGCACATAGAAGCCTCCCTCAGCATCTGTAGATTCCTGCATTGCTTTCGCTTCCTCGGCTGATGCATTTTGGAAGAAATCTGCTTGAGATGATGAGGTAAACCATTTTGCGAATGTTTGTGCTTGAAACTTAGCATCTTGTTTAAGGTTTGAACCCATTTTGTCCTGAACCCATGATGCTTGGCTCATAGCTGGTAATGCTTTGTTGTAACCTGCAGGTTTATAATCTGCATCTACATGTCCACGGTACCGACCATCAGCTCTTTTTTCATTAATAGAGTCTACGCTGACATCTTCTGAGGTGACAGGTACTCTATTTCTTGGTTGACGTTCAGCTGTCTGAGCTTTTACCAACCGTTCCTCCGCATGAGCTTCTTTTTCTGCAACATCTTGTAGAGCTTCCATCTCATCAAGATATTTATTAGCAGCATCAGAGTCTTCATTTTTCAATGAAGCTTCTGCAAGCTCTCGAAGGGCGTTTATTTTAACAAATTTTTCATTTGTTTCCATAATATTTTTCCTTTCGTATAAATTTAATTAATTTATCTCTTACTTTTGCTAATTGAATTCTATTTTCAATAGAATCAGCATCAATAAGGTCAGCAGATCTTTTTTCATCTGCCCCTATATCGGCGAGCTGGCGGTTATCTTGGTCAGTCTGGTCGATTTTCTGTTGTGTAATATCGTTATCATATTGTCGGTAACGATTTCTTCTACGTTCATCACGTCTTTTTTCATCTTCATTTAGTTCGTCTACTGCTTTGAGATCAGGTGTTTCTAAATTTGCGGCATCCATATGTTTTTTCAAGTGATTATATACACCTTGGCGATCTGCATCTGGTATTGCAGTACCACCACGGGCTCCATTTAATGCTGCAACTCCTGCAATTAAAGCTCTAACATTTGCAGCTCCTGCTTTACCATCATCATTTTCATGATGCGGAAACTTATATGTATTTTTTGTAGTATCATCACCGTCTAAATCAACATAAGCAAAAAATTGTCGTAATTGTCTTGCTGATAAATCATCAGGTATACTTGCAACAACTGCTGGACCGTCCCATGCTTCATCTGTTGTTGCTGTTGCTTTATATGGTATTGCTCTTTTTGTTTGTGATAATTCTAATTGTTTCGCTGAAAGAGTACCTGTCATTGGTGATGCACCTTTAACAACGCTTGAGACTTCGATCCAATCTAGATCTAAAATTTTTCTAATAGTCTTAATACCTTCACGGACCATCTCAGCTCCTCTTTCAGGAATATTGAAACCAACACTATATTCTTTAATGTATTGTCCTTTGATATTTGAAAAAGCATCTCTACCTGCTTGTGTATCCATATTAAACATCATAAGATTCCACAACTTTGCACTACCGTCTTCTTGCTCGATTATTTTTGCATCGATGACTTTGCCGATTACTGCACTCGGATCATGGGAATGCAATACCGATATTGGTAAATTGTTTTCTATAGATGTATTAAATGCAGTTGGCTCAATCACATCACCGTCGGCATCTTCTACCCCCATCGTATTCACATACGCTTGAATTATCCCTTGATCTTCATCAACAATTTTTAGCTCAGATATTTCACTGGTCTTTCTAATTAGTTCAGTCATTGTAATGTCTCCTTTTCAAATACTGATATTTCTTCTTGGTTGTACGTGCTCTGTGCTTTCCAGGCATTACATACATAGTTAGGTTTTACATTAGCATCCCACTTCTCACAATATCCACCTGAAGCTTCTACTAATGGAACATAAAATCCACAATTATTACATTCTTCTTCACCGTCAGCAAGTCTATAATTATCTGGTAATGCTTTTGTGTTTTGTGTTTTTTCTGATTCTCGTTCTATTATTGATCGTTGTTTAGCTGCCCATGTTTGTCCTGCATCGCCACCCCATAATGCCCACGCTATTCTTCCAGCTGATGGATAACCTTCTTCACCTGCGTTAAAGCCTTCTGCTTCTTTATCAACTGCATGTCTGGAAAAATAACTATGCATACGAGTAACAGTATCTGCACTTAATTTTTCACGTTTCACAAGTTGGTTTGCTCTTGTCACACCAATTTGTGTACCACCTCTACCAAATTCTTCACGCCATTTCAAACCTTTTGCTGCTTCAACTGCCATTGTTTTTGTTGGTATAAAGTCTGGTAATTGTTTATGTATTTCAATATAATCATCTTTATTTTCTGTTGTTAATTGTTCAGCTGTAACTTGAATACCATCTGATGGACTATAATCTGTTAAAGGAATCCAAGTTAATCTTCCATTTATATGATCTTGAATTCCAGTATGTTGATCCCATGTATAGACTTGACCGTTACGTTCTGCACATGTACGACCGAATGGGTCACCAGCTGGTACATATGTATCTGATGGATCACCATCTGGATCTACTGCTCGTAAATATTGTACATCTGCTGAACTATAATATAAATCTGCCGCAAGTAATTGAGCCCTGCTCATTTCAGTACGTGCTATGCGTTGTGGTCTGTTCTTATAACTCTCTGTAACTAGACTATTGATACCTGGAAATCTATCTGCGGTTACACCATATGTTAATTGTCGTATTGTATAGCCTTTATCTCTACCTATTTCTAAAGCTTTTTGAATTGCTTTTAATGTAGTATGATGTACTTGTTGACCAGATAAGATAGCTACATTTGACATTCTTGACTGTATTAATTTTTCTTGTAATGGCAATTCACCTAATAAACCTGATTGTGAAATTGATTTCCATACAGTAAGACCTATAGCAACGTACGCTGCATCTAAAATTTGTACTATTTCATTTTCAGCTTCTGCTGGTAATAGTTGTTCTGCTGTAAAAGGATATGTTCCTGGAGATTGTTTTGTTGTTGCTGTTGTATCACTTAATTCATTATCCATAAAGCTTCCAATGATTCCGTCAACTCTTTTTTTTAGACTTCTATAATGTTTGGCTATTTTTGGTTCTAATTTATTGACGGCATCAATTTCCACATCTAATAATGTTTTGTAAAATCTGGCTTCACGTGTTGTTAATCTCGGCAAATCATTTCTTGCTGGTGTAATATCTTTATTTGTTTGTGAAGATAACATTAATTGTTCAGGTATATTATCTGAACCACCCATTACTTCAATTATATTCAATGGGATTCGTCGTAATTGTCCATCATCTAATGGGTCATATCCTAATTCTTCACGGGCTTCATTTAATGTTATGACACCATTAGTAAATTGTGTATTTATTCTTGTTGAACGAGCATCTTTATCTTCTATTAATGCAGCAACATTACTGATGTCTATATTCAATGATTCATTTGTTGTAAATTCTGAACATATATTTTTATTAAAAAATCGAGTAATTTTATTGATTAAACTTGAAACAGTCTCATCCCAAAATGATCTACGTGCTTCAGCATAGTTACTATATGTACTTCTATTTAATCCAATCACTGTACCAATAAGTATTGGCGGTACTTGAAACGCCATACATATTCTAGATTCTGTTTCGTTTCTTAAATCTGCCATGGCCATTGAACTAGGATCTACTGAAAGTGGTTGGTACTCTGCATCTTCATCTAATATTGCTAATGAATTATAGTTTTTAGGTGTTGAAAATTGTGATCGCCATCGTGCACGGATAGTATTTGCTTCTTCTTGTGTAGTCAATCTCTTTTTTAATCGTAATAATCCACTAGGTACTCCAGCGTTTTGGAAAAATGACTTAGCGAATTGTGTTATTGATTGATCTAGGTTTAACATATTTGCTAATACAGTTAATGGAGATAAACCATACAGATCATTTGATGCATTTGTACCTAATTTAATATGTCCAATATCTTCTGGTGGTATAGTATATGTATTACTATTTAATTCATATTCATATGATGATACGCCATTATCTGTACCTGATTGAATAGATACTCGATCAGGTCGTAATAAATACAGTTGTGTAATTCTACCTGACTGTCCTCTTTCTTTAAATATGTATGCATTACCTGCAATATATAAATGTGTAATTAACTGCTCAATTAAATCGTATAAATCTTGAGTTTTATTTGGAGCATCAAGCAATGATTTCAATGCAGAATCTTGTATTTCAAAAGGTTGATTTTCTCTATCAAAACCTTCTATAAAATAACGAGGTTCTATGGCGGCATTTGTTAATTCACGAATACATGAATATATAATCGCATTTTTGCCGTATCCATTTTTTGCAAATGCTTCATAGTTTTGTGGAGGTTCTTTATATCCATACGAATTATTATATAAAGGAATTGATGCACTTTGTTCAAATTGCTTTTCGTTACCGAATAATTTATTCCACAAAGACGCCATAGGTATATCCTAATGGGCTTTGCAGACGTGCCCTGTGCCGACTTTTAATATTATACATATCACAGAAACTCTTTAATTGTCAATAAGTTTATGCACTTTATCATTTATTTTTTTATTGCACTCCAAAAGTCATCGTTATCTAGATATTCATTACTTTCAAAAAACCTATGTGTTTGATTAAAAATACTACTAATTATTTTTTCTTCTCTTAATGTTATAAAGTTTTCTTCAGATACTTCTTTGCCACATATAACACATTCATTATGTTGATCACATCCTAACTCAGCAAAGCCAAACGATATATTATTCATAGGCTCAATATGTTTAATAAAATATACAGGATGCGATGTATATCCTACATCATTATCTGCTGGCTCATATAATAAACCAAATGGTAATATTGATTTCTTTTCTGAGAGCATTAATGAATCACGGTCAAATCGTAATTTAAAACCAACGATTAATATTTTATAATCATGCTTATTCCATTCAGACTTATTTAATATTCTTTCTTTTGAGTTAATTAAAAACTCTCTATAAACATCATGTTTATGTTGTATAGGATTATGCCATATTTCTGAAGTGCGTACGCCTTTAACATCAATCAATATATTGTTGCCAGATGGTGCTAGCATCAAAAAATCAGGTACCCATCTTTTTATATCTTCTAAATATTTAGGCTGTGGCAAAACATCCCACAATAATGAGTGCTGCATAAAGTCATACCAAGATGCTTCGATTTTTGAATCAAATAACATATTATCATATTTTATTTTTTTATTACGCATTATATTGCTGTGTTATATAATTTACTTCTGATGGTCTATTTCTAGTAGTAACTATATCAATATCTTTTTGTGTGAAATTAATATTGCCTTGTTTGTTTGCATCAACATAATAATGTTGTCCATTATTTGGATAAATTATTTGTTTATTTAAATGTTGATTTACTGTTTCACTAATGCCAAAACTTTTATTGATTTCATTTTTTGCACAAATAAAATTAACGTATGAATATTTCCAATCATTTTCTGTTGCATGTTCAAATGTTTCATTGTGTATTGATAAGCCTAATTGTTTATCATTGTTATTATCAGATGACCAATAAAGAAATGGCTCGCTGCCTAATATCATAACACTACATTCTATATTTGTTTCTTGTTGTAAATGTAAGAAAGCATTTTGTATATTCTTTCTTTTATGTAGATATTCTTTATCTAACCAATTAGATAAAGATGCTAATGGCTTTATTTCAATTAATATTAATCTTGTGTCACTGAGTTGTAATGCAAAATCTGGTATCCATAAATTTTTTAAATATTGAAAATATTGCATCGGTTCATATTCCCATGACCAATCCATTTTTTCAAAGAATCTTGCCCAGCGATATTCAAGCTTGCTTCTAAATATATTGTTTTTATAATAGATATTTTTACTAGGTATATTTGTAGGCACAGATTTTATTTCTTTTTGTGTCTCTTGTGTTGGATGTGATTTATATATAATAGGCATTATGTCTCCTTGCTATATTTGATATTTATCAGGTTTGTTATTTATTATATTTTGCACTCTCCTTCCAAGCTCTTCATTGTTTTTATGTGCAACATTTAATGTTCCGCACTTACAAAGTATCACAGTACCAACAGTTACTTTTTCAGCTAGCTTTCTTGTACAGACTTTACATCTCATTAGTATGTCCTCTTTTCTCCAGGTAAATATTTTTTATCTCCATAACTGCCACTATCAAACAACATTCTATGTTCTGTGTTTATTGTTTGCATGTTATCAATTAATAATTTTAGATCTTCTGAAAGCACAGTTATCTTATCACTCAATTGTTCAATTGTTTCTTCTGTTCTTGCTAATCTATCTTCATGAAAGCTTACAGTGCTTGCTAATGCACTAATGAAATATACAATCCCAGCTGCTTGAATGAGCAGACCAGACACAATGCCAATAGTGCTACTGTTTAATGATATATTCATATTACCATATTCCTATTCCTGGCACGTTATTTTGACCACGTAACGCCAGCGCTAATGCCATGACTGCGTCGTCGTGAAGACCTGGCGGCGAACTGTAGCGGACGCCGGTCCTGCTAAACTCATATTCAAAGTTTAATAATTCATTTACTATTTCATTATCTGGATATGTAACCTGTTGTGTACTAATCTTATTTGATAGAAGCTCCATTAATTGTTGCTTGCTTGTGCTACTAAATTTAAAGCCTTCTACTCTCGGTAATACTCTTTGTAGATCTTCTGTTAACGGATCACCGACGCCAGTAGAATCTATTATACAGTCTACTGAACCAATTACTTCTATTAAGCGTTGTCGTGTTTCATTCCATGATTTTTGAAATCTTTCAAAGAAACACACTGCACCATTTTGATCTAAGGCAATGATAACCGTATAATCGACAGACTTTGCCAAATCGACCCCATAAACAAATGGAGCATTGTTAGACATTTCACCAATACATTTCTTTATTGCTTGTTCACCAAAAGGGTTCTGATTTGAATCACTCGGTTTAGCATTATATAACTCTTCAAATACTGTAGGTGGTAAAGATACTTTTGCTTCTGCAATCTCTTCTTCATCTAATACACCGCCTTCTATTGCATCCTGAGCAGTAATCTTTGCGTAGTGATAATTTTGTAAGCCCTGCTCAGCTCTTCTGC